TTTTCATCAAACAAATTCCTCCTTCTCAAATATATACTATCGTTTATCAATCATTACTAGTAAGATGAGGTGTACTCAAAACTCTTAAGAAAATTCAAATTTGCGCCTCCCTAGCACAATAATATCACTAATATTATACCCCTGAATCCAACAAAAACCAACAAAAACTAAACATAAAAAACAACTGTCTTTTCTTAACAACCTGTACTATGATGTAGTCAACAAAAGAAAAGAGGTATTCACATGATTTCATGGAATAAACAGGCCGGGTGTCACATTGCGGATATCGGTGACCTCCGCATCATACTGAAAGAACATGATAAGTATTGGCAATTATCAATGGGATTCCGCATCTACACCAAAGACGGCTCACAAAGTATGATACGCCCCACTTCCAATATCACACAGTTTGAGAAACCGTGCGATATTGAACAGGCAAAAAAACTGGCTCATTCACACGTAGAAAAATTCGTTTCCGGCATCATGGCGGATTTGTCTTAGAACTTATCGAAGTCTTCCTGCGTAGCCAGTGTTGCATAGTTGCAGTCATCATTCATATGCTCAACAAAAATATCATTGACCATCCCTACGGTAAGCAAATCCAAGTCCCGTAGGGATAGTCCGATTTGAAGACACCGAAGCAGAAACAACGGTGTTGTCATTACCCTTTCAGTTGGTCGAATTTTTTTTTAGCTTCCGCATCCGTTTTCACATTCAGTCCCCACAAATCAATCAGCTGTGGCAGAATCTGATAAATGGAAAAGGTATTAAATTCATCCAACCACTCTTCCGGAGTATTCGGAATGGTAGGGTCTGCGTGCTTTGCCATAATATAGGCAATGTTCTCAAACATCTCAAGGCTGACCAAATCAAGGTGTGATTTACCTTCCTCGTTCTCTCCCACATTTTTTTCCAAAGCGGCAAGGTCTCTGTAAATATCCCTTCCAAACTTCAAACGGTAAATACGTGGAATGGCAGCACTCGCTTTGAATGCCACCTCTTTTTCATCAATTGTAATATTTCTTGTCATTCCCATACACTTAACCTACACTTCCTTCATCTCCTGCTTCATCAGGGCTGTCATTTCCGGTTACTTCCGCTTCCTGCTCAGGTGTTTCCTCTGGCTCTGTTTCCGGTTCTTCCTCCGATGCTTCGGCCGGCTGATACACCTTCTTATACCAATCGTTATACACGCTGTCCGTTGTGCTGTTTCCAGTCTTTGCTTTCACAAGACCGTTTGCAAGCGGTCTGGACTTAATGGTAAGTGTTTCTGTCTGCACTTCCTTGCCCTCTTCATTTGTCTTACCGGAAATGGAAGGACGGGAAGCACTACAGTTATACATGACATGACGAATCTTTCTGATGTCACCGTCAAACTCAAACAACAGTGCAAAACTGCCTGTCTGGGAATTGGAATTTTCCACAAGTACGTTATTGGCATCTGCGGTTTCCAAAAGAACATCCTCTCTGAAGGATTCAGGAATGAGTGCTACCTCAAGGTCACCGTCATACCCCTGATTGTTATTGACAACATAATATTCCACTCCATCCGCATAGAAACTTTCCGGCTCTCCCTTCGGGTCTAAGCTGATGGATACTGCACCGGGAATGGCAACAGGAGTTGCAAAAGTAACCGTTCCATCCTCTGCTTTTGCAATCACTGCATAATGCACGTTGCAAATGTTATATTTAACTTTGTTCTTCTTGTTCATGGTTATACCTCCGTTTCATAAAGAACTTCATACATTTTTTCACTGCTAATCCAAGTTTCTGATTTGGAATAAAAAAAGCCGTACTTATCAAGCACAGCTTCCACTTTCTCTTCCAATTCAATATCCTTTTTGTCCGTGTACAGTTCAATCTGCATACGGTCTATTTTATAATATGCCACCCCATCCGCAGCAAAGTTATTTGCCCTCGGATATAGGTAAACGAGAAACGGTGGATTAACCGCTTCTCCTTCTGCAAAGTGATCATAAGCAAAAGGGAGTCCGATTTCTCCAAGCATTCCCACAACTTCTGCTTTTGTCATTTCTTCAGACTCCTTTCTACCCTTTCAATTAACTGTTTCTCCGCATTTGCTTCTGCCGGAGCAATATGCACCTTGGCAGCAACCCTGCCGCCACCTCTCTTGGCATGACCTTTTTCCAAAAGGTGTGTGAGGCGGTAACGTTTATCGGAGTGTATTACTACGGTCTTTGAAGTTGCCGTTTCCTTTTGCTTGGTTACTTTCCAACTCTTACGGTAAGCACCCGTATCCACCGGAGCATTTGCCTGTATCTCCTTTTTTACGTTCTCGCCAACTTCCTCCACTATCTGCTTTACTTCCTCTGCCGTAAAATTACAGTATTCTTCCAACTCTCTTTTTACGGCTGTTGATAAATCATCCACAGACACGGTACGGTTACTGCTCATGGTTACCTCCTCTCCCGCTGCGTGTGCATCTTAAGACTTTTCTTCTTAAAGCCCATATCACTGACGGAGCGGATATTATAAATTCTGTCCTGATAGGCAATGCGGAACTTGTCAGGAACAACACCGGATAATTCTGAACAATAACGGACCGTAAAATCCATCCAATCATTCACAACCGTCTGCCCCGTTGTTTCCGCTTCTCCACCTTCTTTTTCCACCGCAGTGGCATAACAGGAAAAATAATCAGTCCATGCATTGGTATGGTTACCGATGCTGTCCGTTACCACTTCATTTTTCTGAAATGTGATTCTGATACGCATCCCAGAAATATTCATCAGAACACCTCCCTGCGTACACCGAACATAAGACTTCGCAATGTCAATAACAACTCCTCATGGTCTGCTTCTTCCCTGTGTTCATATAAATAGGCTATGGCATACAACTGTGCTATCTGTACCACGCTTCCCTGCTCCATAAGATAATCCTTGGAGAGTCGGCTGATATCCGTAACCATCTGCTCTGCCGTCTGAATTAAGGTTTGGATGAACCCGTCATCATCTGACGAGTCCACCCTTAAATAATTCTTAGCCTCTGCTAATGTTACTGACATCGGCTATCCCTCCTTAAGAGGTAGTTTTTGCCTTGATATCAAGGGTCTTAACTGCCTCGGAAAGAATCAGCTTACCATCCACACGCTCGGAAGCCAAGAAGCCTACCTGACCTGTGGTTGCATAAAGTTCATTCAATCTCTTGAAAGAACGACCCTGACGGTCTGCAATCCAATAGTAGCTGTAATCACCGAATGCCATGACACGATTTCCGGCAGCAAGTTCAGGAACATAGATGGATGTTCTGTAAGGACGGTTAAGGATTCTGTCCGGCTCTCCTTCTTTTACGGAAGGCTGCCAGATATAATTACCGTTACCATCCTTTAACTTTCTGATTGCCTTAACGGTAGAATCATTCAAAAGCCATGTTGCCTTGTTACGGTAAGGCGCACGCAAACTGTAATACAGATCCATCACATCATCAAAAGTAATGGAGGTGTTTGCTGCAGTAACACCGATGTCTGCTCCGCCTGTAGCAGAAAAAAGTCCGGTAGGTTTACCCTTACCGTCACCGATGAAGAATGCTTCCTCTTCCTTCGCACCGATTCTTCTACCAAATTCCTTGGAAATGTAGGCTTCGATATTGAATACGGAGTCGTTTAAGAGTTCATCAGACACCTTAATCATGGTAGCCAACTTGTAAGCACCGATGGATGTCTGACCGAAGCTGTCATCGGATTCAGGGAACTGACCGCCCTCATCAATCCATGCCGCCTCGCCTCTGCTTGTTACGATAGGAATCTTACGGTCACCGCTTGAAGTACGGATAACGGTTGCAAGGCTTCTGAAGAATACCTCATCCTGCAAAGCCTCCACAAGTTTTCTCTCGTATTCATCCGGTACGAGATAACCGCCCTCGGAATCCGTGCCAATAGAAAGAGCGTTCTGAACTTCATAAGACATCTTGTTTCTCATGCCGTTCCAGAACGCTCTCTTATATTCGTCACTTGCTCTTCCGGTTTTCTCTGTGCCACTCGGCTGTGCGGTAGGTGTATTCACGATAGGCTGTGAAGTAACCTTTGCCAGTTCCGCATCAATTACTGCCTGACGCTCCAATCTGTCGATTTCCTCTCCAAGTCTTACTACATCTGCTTCCATTCTGTCATAGGTAGCAGCATCTTCCCCGGATACAAAACCGTCATCGGTTCTCTTGGCATCCAAAAACTTCTTGGCTGCCTCCCATGCTCTCGCACGCTTTTCCTTTAATTCCAAAATTTTACTCATAGTGAAAATCCTCCTTAATGTTTTAAGAGACTCAGTCTCTTGTCTAACTGATTAATGGGTATCATGTTATCCGGCTTATTTCCGGTAACTTTCGATAAGAACGAATCGTGTACGGCACGTCTGGAAAACATCACGGAATCCGCCTTTAGTGTCAGCTTCTTTTCCTCGTCTTCCTCGGTCTTTTTCTCACCTTTATCCGGCTCCATTTCGTCCTCTTCGTCCTCTTCCTTCTTTGCCACTGTTCCTTCCGCAAAAAGGATTTTATCGGCAAATCCAAGTTCCACAGCTTTCTTGGCATTAAACCAAGTCTCGTCATCCATCATTTTGGATAACTTACTTCTCTTAAGTCCGGTTTTATCCTCGTAGGCATTTAAGATGCTTTCTTTTACTTCATTTAACATTCCGATTGCCTTTTCCATCTCCTTGGCATTGCCAATGGCAAGAGTAGCCGGATTGTGAATCATCATCATTGCTACTGGAGACATTAAAACCGTATCTCCTGCCACCGCAATCACGGATGCTGCCGAAGCAGCCAGACCATCAATCTTGACAGTTACGCTTCCCTTATAATCACGGAGCATATTGTAGATTTGTGCTGCCGCGAACACATCTCCACCGGGCGAGTTAATCCATACCGTGATGTCCCCTTCCCCGGAGTTCAGTTCGTCCTTAAACAACTTAGGAGTTACTTCATC